CTATGGAATTACCTGGCTGGTAATCCCACGACTATAAGAGGAGTGAGATGTACAAAGGATGGTATCCCCACAATTCTAGGGGACCTTATACCTCTAATACGTAAAGGAGATTGCCCAGATATACTGCGCGTTCTCAATACTGTATTAGCATGTACCAGGGCCTTATCTCTAGGGACTGTTACTGACATCGAACCTATTATTGCTCCACCTAAAGGTGAGACTGATAATATTTCCGATTATGTAACAGACTTTTGGAGAGAATTGGGGTACCGCCACAATACGTCAGTTCCTAGGTATTTAAGATGGAAGAAATTCCACCTTACTACCAAGGTAGGTCCAAATTCTGAGAATGACAATGCACTTTTCCGAGCCTTAAGCGATTTAACTTGCTTAGACTGGGACACGTGGTATTGCATTCAAAGAATGGGTGGACCGAAACTAACGAAGGTGATGGATCTTCTTTACGCCGGAACAGAAAAGTTTCATGTCATTTCTGACATAATCCCTTTCTGGGGTAGAAGTCGTTTGAGAAAACTTACTTCTATTAAAGATAAGGAGTTAAAGGTAAGGGTTATAGCCATCGGAGACTATTGGTCTCAGACTGTACTATATCCGTTACATAACTACCTCTTTAACGTATTAAAGAAGATACCACAAGATTGTACCTTTGGTCAGGATTCCGCCCCTAGTAAACTAGAGGGAGCTAATTATTTTAGCTCGGTAGACCTTTCAAATGCTACTGATAGATTTCCTATCAAAGTAATTGAAGATGTTCTACTCGGAATACTACCCGAACAGTATGTTAACGACTGGAAACACTTGATGGTTGGTCTCCCTTTCGAATTCAACGGTAAGATGGTATCTTACTCAGTTGGAAATCCGATGGGATTCTACTCATCATGGGCTTCTTTTGCAGTAGCACATCACTATGTGATATACTATTGTTGTCGAAAACTTAATGTTAACTGGAAGCAATTGAAATATTGTCTCTTAGGAGATGATATAGTAATATGCGATCCAGCGGTTAGTGCCCTTTACAAAGAGACTATTAAGAAATTAGGAGTAGATTACTCTGCCCCTAAGACTTACGAGTCTATACACTTTTATGAATTTGCTAAACGCTTATTCTATAAAGGTGTAGAAATCTCACCCTTTCCTATTAGCGGACTTACAGAAGTAAGTCAGAAGTATTACCTTCTGACTCAATTCTTTATCGAAGCTGAAAGAAAGGCTTGGGTTTCTGTTAAAGGTGTCCCGGCGATGGTAGAGTCTTATCTGGATATAGTTTGTAAATTACCGAGTAGACTAAGGTCTAAACTCGTTAAATTATCGACTATTTACGAACGCGTACAAAGAATTGTACGTGGTTCCGAGAATGCTGGAGCATTATTAACAGATGCTTTCAGGGTTCTTGGCCACCAACATACTGTTTC